CGAGTGCCAGGGATGTAGTGGCCGATCTTGTCCGACCCCGCCACCTCGCACACACACTCGATGTCCTCCACGTCCAGGCCGCAATAGTTGATGATGGTGGTGGCCCGTGCTGTGGCGCCGATGCCGTACACGCCGCCCTCCGCGGTGGCTTCGCGGATGGACTCGCGGGCCGTCTTGGCTTCGTGGGCCAGGCCGTCAAAGTCGTAATCCCGCATCCGGGGAAACTCGCCCACCATGTAGTTGCCCCGTCTAGCAATCGTCCGGAACGAGCCGCCATGTGTCGGGATGGTCTGCCAGTTCAGCGTTTGAAGGTTGTGTCCGGCCAGCAAGCTAGAGAAGCTGTACGGGTCGTAGAACCGCAGATGTTCGTGGTACACCGTGTCCCACTGGCCATCCACCACCGACTTCAGGTCGTGGTTCTCGGCCACAAGGATCCCGTCGTCCGCAAGCAGGGTGTTGATGCCTCGCATCACGTCCCCGATGTCAGCTACGTGGGCGAGGACGTTGCAGGCCGTGATGATCTTGGCTGGGCCGTGGTAACGCAGAATCTCCTGGGCGACGGCTTCGCTGAAGAACTCCGCGAAGACTGAGGCTGTCTCGTCAATCTTCCGGGCCTGGCTGGTCGGCTCAACCCCAACCTTTCGACAACCCTCGAACTTAGACAACAGGGTGCCGTCATTCGCCCCGATGTCCACCACAAGGTCGTCCGGCCCCCACCCGCCGGCCATGTCGGCCGCCTGCTGAGCCAAGTCTTCAAAGTTCCGGTGCAGCGCCTTCGAGTTGCCCGACGAGTACGGATAGTCGGCCGGGAACACAACCTCCGGGTCCACCACCACCGACAACTGCGCCAACGTGCAGTCCGCACAGACCAGCATCTCAAGAGGGTGGTGTTCTTCCGTCGCCGGCCGGCCGCCGTTGACCGTCTGCATCACACAGGTGGGTGGGGACGAACCGAGCGAGAACACGACGTCGAGGTTGGTGGAGCCGCACAGGCCGCACTGTTCGATACGGCGGGCGGTCACGCAGCCACCTTCTTGGCCATGTAGTCCCACTTGTACCAGTCGAGCGTCTTGTCCAGCCCGGCCTCCAGCGTGACGGTTGGGGCGTAGCCCAACGCTGCCATCTTCGAAATATCCGGCAGCCTTCGGGTCGGAGAACCCTTAGGCAACCTCCCCGGGACCATCATCACCTCATGGCCGAACCAGCGGGACACAGCGAACAACAGGTCCTTGATGGAGTGTTCCTCGTTCGGATTGCCGAGGTGGTAGACGCCCCGATCGGCACCCTTCTCCAGCAACACCAACAGACCGTCCACACAATCGTCGATGTGGCAGAACGAACGGGTCTCCCGGCCCGAACCTTGGATGCGGAAGTTGGTCCCGTTGGTGGCTATCAGTTCCAGCATCTGCAACGCGAACTCCGGGATCACATGCTCAAACCCCATGTCCGGCCCATAAATGTTGTGGGGCCGAACAATCACAGCCCGCTTCAGAACATCGGCCTGGGAGTACGCCAGCGTCGCGATCTCCGAGGCGATCTTGCCGCCGCCGTAGCTGTACCTCGGGTTCGTCACGTCCGGCACGCTCAGCGGAACCGTCTCGTCGGTCGGGAACATCCCCTCCGGCGGGTTCTGGTACACCTCCGAGCTCGACACCAGAATGAGTTCCTTAGGGTCCTTCTCCGCGTAGAACTCGCAAGCCCTCAGCACGTTCATGATCCCCCGGAGCGCCACGTCAATGACGTCCTTCGGGTCGGCGTAGAACGTCTGGGTGCCCTGCACGTACGCCAGATGCCAAATCACGTCGGCGGCCTTCACGGCCCGTAGGACGGTCTCGGAGTCCCGAATATCGCCCTTTATTTGGAGCGCCTTGACGGGGAGCCGTTCGGCCTTCCCCCTCGAGAACCGGTCCAGCACCGTAACCGCATGGCCCTCTTCGACCAGCCGGTGGGCCAACGCGGAGCCGATGAACCCAGCGCCGCCGGTGATCAGATGTCGGGTCATCCGGTTGTCACCGTATCCCAGAAGTCGGTCGCAGCCGTGTCCAACTTCAACGGCTGGTCCTCAATCCAATACCTGGCCCCGACTAGCCGGTTGGTGACTATCGCGCAGCCGGCCGCCCAGGCTTCCACGACAGCACGACCGAAAGGCTCGAGCACCGACGGGAGGTGGATGAACGTGCGGTAGCGGGCGAGTAGCTCAGGGAGTGCTTCGTAGTCCACCGCCACGGAGCCGGCCGGTGCACACGGCCCCGATCCGAAGAACTCGACATCCGGCGCGACCTCCCTGGCACGTTCGGGACTCTTGCCCCAGTTCATCCAAGCCCCCACAGTCACGGACCCGCGGCGTTCTCCCGCCTCCTGAGCCGCTTCGCGGAACGGGACGAGGTTCAACGCGGGTGGGATGCAGACCCCGTCGGGGAACCCCATACGTTTTGCCTGAAGGGGCGAACAGAAGATGGGGGTGGTGTGGCGGTACAGCTCGTCCGCGACCCGAGGGTCAAGGTGTGGGCCCGTGTCGTTCCAATACTTGAACGCGGGCCTTTCAAGAGTGGGCCACAGGTCTTGGACGGCGTAGGTGACGCAGTTGCCGATCACGTACCGGTCCGCCTCCCCAACCTGACCCGGGTCCATCGGCACGATCTCAACGTCGTCGGGTGCGGCGAGGGCGAACTCCCGCATCGTCATCTCAGCGCCGCCCACGGAGCCGTCGGCGTTGCCTTTGTCCATCAGCCAACCGACTCTCATGCCGCCACCTGCTGGACAGGCGCCCGTTCGGCGAACCGTTCCTCCACTCGTTTGAGCGCCGGCAACAGGAACTCGTCCAGAACCTTCGTGTGGGAGTAGCCCAACGCGTGGGTGCGGCACATCTCAGCCCGCTTCGCCCGCTCAGCCTCCGACATGCAATACGCCTGCTCCAACGCCTCAAGGATGGACTCCACGTCGGCCTGGGCCTGCCAAGCGTTCTGCCGCCACGCCCTCCGACACGCCACAGGCCAACCCGCAGGGCCAGCAACCTCCGGCATCGCACTGAAGTTCGTGACGATGCTAGGCACCCCACAGGCGGCGGCCTCGAGGATCGGGACGCCGAACCCCTCGCCCATCGCCGGGTTCAAAAACACGTCCAAGGAAGACATCAGGATGCCCATCGTGGACGCCGGCAGAGGGTCGTTCAACATCCGGTACTGGTCCGCGATCCTCAAAGACCCCTCCGGCATCCCCAACGCCACGGCGATCTTGCCGATGTCCTCACCTTGGGAGAACCTCGGGTCCATCACCGTGTGCAGATACAGCCGGGCCTCGTCGTGGCGGTCGCGGAAGATGCGGAACGCCTCAAGCGCCTGCTGAAACCCCTTACGGGACCCCTTGTTCGCGGCGACCATCCCGACGAGGAACTCGTCCTGGGGAAGCCCCAGCTTGTCTCTGACCTCGGCCTGGTTGTGGGGCTGGTAGGCCTCCACATCCACCCCGTGCGGCACATACAACGGGTCGAACCCCGCGTCCCTCAGCTGCTGCTCGCCGAACCTAGCCATCGCAATCGGGATCGCGTTCGACTTGTGGAAGAACTCGGCCACCTGCGGAGGCACCGGTTCGTGGTCGACAGGGACCCAGCAGGCCATGTTGACCTTCGCCGCCAGTTGGGCTTCGAGCACCCACACGTCCAACAACGTGACGACCATCCCGCCGCGAAGGTCCCCGCCGAAATGGTCTTTGGCGTGGGGGAGCAGGGTGAGGTTGCCGCAGTCGGGGGTCATCCCCGGATACACCTTCAGGCCGTTCCAGTTCAACGGGGAGCCCTCCAACCCGTAGAACGAGGAGACGGCGACGTCGTAGTGCTGGTTGAGCAACGGTGCGAACAGGCCGGTTTGCACCCCGTAGCCCGTAGGGGCCCACGGGGAGTTTGAATGCCACAACAGCTTCATGGTCCTCCAGGGTGGTTGCGGGTGGCTCAATACCGCAGGGAAACGCCGCCACCACCCGAGGAGCAGACGTTTCCCTACGTGTTTAGGTCGCTACGACCTCAAAAACCTTGGTGAGCTCGCCAGTCCGGTCGTGGACGGCGGTCACTTCGTAGACGCCCCGGTTGGCTATCTCGAACCGGTCGGCGTTGTCGATCACAACGGTGGGTTCAGCCGTGACACGGTGGGTCGACCGGTCGGACAAACGGCCGCCAGTGACCTCCTCGTTGCCGGCACGGGCCAGAGGGTCGATACGGCAGAACACCGTGCCGCCCGACACGTAGGTGGCCGTCCCGCCGCCCCCTCCGTCGGAGACGAAGGTGCCGCGGAGGTGCCAGCCCCTGTCGGGCATCGCCCAGAACTGGAGGCCACGAAGGCTCATCGGCCCGAATGGAGTCTCAAGATTCGTAGTTCGTTCGCGGTCAGGTCCGTCGGCGCGACCGCATACCGCACCTGCACATCCCCAACCGTCTCCGCCATAGCGTTCCTCGGCGCCTGATTCAAAAGCCTTGCAGCGATCGCCAACGCAACCTGCTTCACGTCGGACGGGAACGCAAGATCGGAGTAACCATGGGTCAACTTGACCGTGACGTTCCTGCGGCCCCTGCGCCACGTCCCCGACTGCTTGAACAACATGCCGTTGTCCGCCACATACGAAGTGTCGGCCGTGTCCCCAACCGTCACCGACGTCACCTTCGACACAGGCACACGGGGAAGCACAAGAACATCGGTCCCGGTGCCGTCCACAACAACCGTCGAGGTCGTGTTCGTAAACGGCTGGCCCGCAACCGTCCGGCACACGTCACACGCACCCTGGACCGCCATTTCGGCAGCCGGGTCGTCCAGAACGTCCGGGCGTTGCATGTAGTCCGCAAGCTCCTGCACGGTGATGAACGCGGCCAAGCCGCCACCTCCCTTACTCGAACATCCAATCCGGCGGAGCCATTGGCTCGATACCCCATTCGTCCAGACACCGCTCGAGGTCGGCCAAAACCTCGGTGGCCACATCCTCTGGCCACGCCTGGCCGGCAGAGAAGAACGTCACGCTGCGCGACGGCTTGCCCTCTGGGTTGGTCAACGTCACGCGAAGCTGGCCAGACCAGCACGACGCCGTGCCGATGTCGACCTTGAAATCTGCGTCGTAAGCGGCCAGCACTTCGTCAAGTTTTTCCCAAGGCGTCGTCATCGGTGCCGCTCCAAATAGTCGGCAGCCGTTCGGAGCAACTCCGGATCGTCCTTGAAGCGACCGAGGCCGTTGTTGCAGCTGACGCAGAGGGCATCGCGAATCCTGCCGTTGGCATGATCGTGGTCGAGGGCCATCCGAGGCCCATGGTTGCCGCAGATGGCACACCCACGGGCGATGATCGTGTCGTACTCCTCAAGCGTGATGCCGTACTTGCGCTTGACGATGGAGCGGCGGGCGATCCGAATGTGGTGTTCCGGGTCGGCTTGGTATCTCACCTTGGCCTGTGCAGATCGGCGGCCAGGGTGACGCTCGTTGAAGCGTTCCTGATAGCGAGCCCACTTCTCTGGGTTCTCCCGCTTGTCCTTCTGCAAGTAGTGGGCACGACAGAGGCCCTTAGCCAGATGAGGGCTTTGGCAGCCCTCGATGGTGCATGACTTCACTTCGTCCTCCTATCCAGAACGAGTGGGTTTCGTGTAGAGCAATAGTACCGGAGGCCGGGGACGGGGGATAGGCCCGCCCCCGGCTGCTCCGAGGCTACACCGAGATGGTTCTAGGCAAGCCGGACATCGGTGAAGGCGCTGGGCCGGTAAACGGCAAGCAGCCCCCTCTCCTCAGCCCGGATCTTGACCAGGTTTTTCTCGAAGTAGTCCGAGTGGGAGTTCGACGCCTCCACCGAGATCCCGGACCGGCGGAAGAACTGCGCCGCCGACCTGGTTCCGATGAGGGCCGTGCCGGCTCCCAGCGCGGACGTGACGACGACCGGCTTGTTCCAGACGAACTCGTCGGCGCCCGAAACGATGTTCGACGCCTCGAAGTTCCGGCCGTTGCCGTACGGGCCCTGGAACGGTCCCCCGGCGAAGTACTGGCCGGCGGTGTCCGTCGAGAGCCTGATCGACTCCCAGTCGGACGGGTTGATGACGATCCAGTCCGGCTCGAACAGCGCCGAACCTCGCTGGCCGTTCATTGCCTTGAACAGCTGCGCCGCACGGTTGCCGACAGCGGTGCCGCCCGCGTACACGTTGATGCCGCGGCCGTTCATGATCCCCTGGATCTCGTTGCCGCCCGCAGCGCCGCGGAGAAGCTGGCGCTCCTCCTCGATGCTGATGAACAGCACGAGCCGGCCGTTGATGTAGCTCTGGATCGCCTGCGCGTCCTCGAGCATCTCGTCCGACACCGTCAGTGTGGTGGCGATCTTCTTGACCGTCTCGTCGGTGGTCGTCAGACCGAGTGTCGACTCGGGCTTGACTCCGCCCTCGGCCACACCTGCGGCCCCGGACGTTGCCGTGCCTTCCACGACATACCTGAACGACGGGCCGCTGATCTGGCCGCCGAGGATCAGGTCTGCCACCGTGAGGCGCTGGAACTGCTTGTCCACCACGCCGGGCTGGACGACCGGGACGGTGTTCGCCGCAGCGCCACCGCCTCCGCCTGCCCCTTCGAGCAGGGTGCCCTTCGTGCCGAACTCCATGCCGACCGAGAACTCGCGGTTGACGCCGGTGGACTTGAACTCCTCCACCAGCGCCTTGTACGACTTGGCGTTCGTGAACGCCTGGCCGATGTCCGACACCGCACGGTCGCGGGGCTCGCCGCCGTCCTTTACCCGAGCGTCGATGTGACGGGGCTCCGGGTCGGACTTGCCGAACCGCTTCGCCGTCTCGCGGACGTCCTGCTCGACCTTGATCGACTCCTGGATGTCGCTCCTCTTGGCCTTCAGTTCCTTGATGGCCTTCAGGTGCTTCTCCATGAGGTCGCGCTCGTCAGCCGTCGACTCCCGCTCCTCCTTGTCGGCCCGGCTAAGCAGCTCGTCAACGTCGGCGGCGTGCTTGCCGAGCTCCTCCTCGACAGCGCGTAGCTGTCGCTCATTCTGCGTCATGACTTTCTCCTAGTCGGTCAATAGTTGTGTGATTTCCCTGCGTGCCCTCGCCTTCAAAGCCCACTCGGGCTCTCTCTCAGGCTCGGGATCCGGCGCGGGCGGCTTGGAGAAGCTGACGCCGTCTGAGTCGACTTCGACTACGGCCTGTGTCGCTTCCTTCCTGAAACGCTGCATGTCGGCGGAATTGGCCCGTTTGGGCTCCTCGACCGCCGACGCCAACGCCTTCAGCTTTTCGTCCAGCGAGGTCCCCATCTCCGCCACAGCGGCAGTGAGGGTTTCGACCTGCTGGGACAAGGTTTCGAACGGGGTGGGGGACGGTTCGCCCTTCGGGACGTCCTTCGTCTCCTCCGCCGCGCGGTGCTTCACCAGTTCCTGGCGGATCTGGTCCTCAGACTTCGGGGGCGGGGGCGGCTCCTCAAGCGCCTTGTCCACCTGCCCCTTCAACTCCGTCACCGAACCGGCCAACGCCTGCACCGTTTCGGTCAGCTGCTCAACCTGGTCCGGGGACGGCTCCGTCGGCACGATCTCCCCCGTAACCTCCTCGGCACGGAGGCGGTCCATCTCCCGCTTAACCTCAGCCTTCGTCGGCGGAGGCTGGTTCTCCTCCTCGATGGCCGACTTGACCGCGTGGAGCTCCGTCGCCGGGTTAGCGCCCTTCAGGGTCGGACCGACCTCGATCAGGTCGAGGTCTTGGAGTTCGTTGGCGCCGTCCTTGCCCCGCTTCTCCTTCACGACGTGGTAGCCGAACGAAAACTCCTTCAGCGACCGGCGGGACATGAGCCGGTGGACCTGGCGGGCAACCTCGTTGTCCTTCACGTCCAGATGGCCCTTCACCATCAGCCCACGGTCCGTTTCCTTCGCATCCCCAGGGTTCACGACCCCGATGTGCGACCACGGGTTCTGCCAATCGTGGGAAAGGATCACCGGGATCGGGTCCCCGGACTTCGACCACTTCGCGAGCGTGTTCTTGAACGCCCCCGGCTGGATCCGGTCGCCCATGCTGTCGACATTGCCGAACACCGACACCAGCGCCTCAAAGGTGCCGGACTCCCCGTCGGCCTTCGCCTCGAGAATGTCGAACGACTTGTGCTGCATCTTGTGGCCGGCCGGGTCCAATGACTCCTGGGCGTACAGGGCGGCCATCTGGTTCTTGGCGTCGGACTCCGACGCGTGGCAGCCCTCCACAGAGCCGTCCGAGTCCTTGATGACGGCCCACGGACGGGACTCCGGACAGCTGTCAGACCTTGAAACGTGCCAGGGCATTAGCCCTCCTAGTCCTGTTCGTGCCACAGCCGCTCAATCACGGCCCTATGGCGTTTCAGTTCGGCCGTGTTCGCCCGAACAGCGGACGCCACTTCCAACGTCGCATGCACCAACGCCACCGAAGCCTTCACCGCGTTCGTGCGGGTGCCGCTGATGGTCTTCAAAGCCTTCTGGGCGTCGGCTACGTGGCTCATCTACTGGATGGTCATCGAACACTTACAGTTCGGCAGGCTGCCAGGGACGATGCCGCCCCAATCCTGGTCCAACGGCACAGCCGCACCATTCAAATTCGAATGGCGGTCCGTGTCGGCAACCCACACCTTCAACCGGCGCTCAGGGTTCGGGGCAAACCGCTTCGCCGACTCCAACCTCGCAAACGACGCGCCACGAACACCCATCGAAACCGCCAAACGGTCGCCACGTTCGCCCTGCACCTCGTCAAGCGCAGCCTCGAGGCCGCGGGCGTCAATGGTTTCCTGGGTGATCTCGTTCATGCGTTCCGCCGCAGCCTCCGAAGTCGCCTTCAGATAGTTCTGGACGAACCGCATGTCGAAATCGTCGCCAGCCAGACGGGCCGTGTACAGGCCGCCCTCCCGCTCCACGATGGAAGCCAACAGGGCAAACAGGTCATCGGAGTGCTCCCTATTCCAACGGTCCATGTCGACCTTCGCGCCCGACTTGTGCCTGAGTACGTTCGCCTGCCGCTTGTACATGCGGGCCACAACCCCCTTGGCCTCGTCCACATACCTCTGTTGGCGGTTGAAATCCTGCTGGAACCGGTCCTCCCACTTCGGAACGCTGATCTGGAAGCCCGGCGGCAACGCCTTGACCTCCGGGCCAGCGACCGGTGGATTTGCCCGGTTGTAGTCGATCGCCTTCGCCTCTAGATCCTCCTGAAGCTCCTTCTCCTCAAGGTCCAGATTCGGCTTGTAGAACACCGGCAGATCGTTCTTCTCCGCGAACTCGGCCGCAGGCATCTGCTTCGGTTCCTCGCGGTGGTCGCCGTCCTGGGAAGGCTTGTTCGGATCCTGGATCGGCATCACATCCGTCGACGGCTTCGGCGCCTTCGTCGGATCCCCCACCAACACGTTCAAAGCAGTGATGATCTCGTCGCCACCCTCCACCGGCGGCAGATCCAACAGCGCACGCCCCTCGTTTCTCGTGAACGGCGGGGCGCCGATAGCGGACGTGATCGCCTTCAACCTGTCATTGCCCATCCGCTTCTCGTCCAGATTGAACGCCGTGTAGTAGTCGTCGGCACCGTACTCCCCCACCAGAATCGACAGGTCGATGTAGGCGCACAACATCTCGCAATACGGAGGCAACACGTCGGTGTAGAACGCCTCGCGTTCCTCCTCCGTCTGCGGGATCCCCGCGAACCCGAACTCCTCCCGCACCTCCTCCTTCGTGAACTTGCGAGAATCCAACAGCTGCGCCTGCTCCGGGCTGATGGCCGACTGTTTGAACTGGGTGCCGTCCTCAAGAAGCCGGGTAGCCCTACCGCCACCCGAACTCCAGGTTTCCCGCAGCCGCTGGATAGCCTCCGGAGTCATCTGGGGGGCCTCCACCGGCCGCTCGAGCCACCCACGCGGCGCGAGGCCGGCGCGGTCCAACTCGGTTTTCGCCGACCTGGCCGCAGCATCGGCAGCGAGCTCCTCGCGGAGCGTCTCGAGCTTCGACACACCCATCCTCGGGTGTTCAGGGTCATACCCGCGCCAATGCAACACGTCGCCGACGGGAAGGTCGAAAAAGGTGCCGTCGTCGCGGTAGAACCGATACCCCTCAGCCACGAACTTCTGCTGGCCAAGGATCCCCACAGCCGAAGGCGGCACATTGATGAGCCCCAGTTTGTCCGACCCCGGCTGCCTCAGCTTGATGACGTAGGCGTTGTCGTAGATCAGGAAGTCCGCCATCAAGTTGAACACGAACTGCTGCCCCGGAGTCTGCTCGTTCGGGTTCCTCAACGCTCTGGCGGCCGGATGGTCCCCAGCGTGGCGGCGTTCGTCATCCGAAATCCGTTCGTACACCTTCAACCCCAGTTGGGCGGTGTTGCGGGCCAAATAGTCGATCGTCGACCTGACCGCCGGCTGGTGGGTGTACAGGTAGGCGTACGAAGCCGACTGGTGTTGGACGAACACCGAACTGATCCTCTGGGTGTCGATGTTCGTGCCGCCCAGGCTGCGGAACGGCTGAAGCTGCCGGGCCGCGAGGGCTTCGAGCACCTCCGGGGTCCCCGTAAGGGCCTTGAGGGCGTCGGTTTGGTCCTTCTTGCGGAAGGGGTTGAGTCTCAAACTAGTTGCCTCCCACCCCTTGACAGTTGCCTAGACCTATGGGACGATGTATCCATGAACACCACCCAGAACCCCAACCCCATTCACAACGGCGAATGCTGCATCTGTGATGCCCCCGCTACGCAAGAGATCGACGACCTCGACTTCTGCGACGAGTGCGCCGACCGCGAGAAGTTCCAGCGGCGCCACGGCTACGCCGATTGGACCGTTGAGGCCCCGAAGCAAACCTAGAAGTTCAGGACGCCGCGGTCTTCATAAACAGACCGGACCGGGTCGCCCTGCGACACGTTCGCCAAAATCGCCCCAGCCGTCAAAGCGTCAATCACCCTACGGTCCTGGTTGCGCGACGAACCCCTCGAAGCGTTCGGCCGGTCGAAACGGTAATCCCCGCCAGGCAACCTTCTCGCGATCGCGTTCAGACAGTGGGCCTTGAACTCACGGAACCCCGGGGCGTCCATGTTGGCCTTCAAGGTGCCGTTACGCATCCCGTCCATCCAACCCTCGAAATCCGCCACATGCACCCGGGTCTGGCGATGGTCGTGATCGACAACCGTCACACCCATCTCGTCCTCAACCCACGCCGCGATGTCCTCCGCACGGTGCATATCCATGAAAATCGTCCGTAGCCGGACACCTTCGGCGAGCTCCAACAGGGCGCCCTTGATGACATCCGGATGCATGGACGAGCCGTCGCGTGGGGGGGTCAGGATCTTGAACCGGTCCAGAAGCCGGTACTTCGGGCCCTTCCAACAGACCGCCATCGCCGTGGTGTCCCACTTCCACGCCACGTCCATCGCCGCATCAACCTCGGCATTCTGCGGCGTTTCGTCGGAGACCGACATGTCGTCGAACTCCTTGTCGGTGATCGCCGTCTCCGTCGCCCTGGTCGGCCGGTTGCACTTCAGCCGCTTCCAGTCACCCAGATTCGTGACGAGCGCATAATCCTGCCTAAGCGTTTTCTCCGAGATGGTGCTGAGCGGATTCGCCTGCTTGACGAGCGCCATGTCGTCGCACATCTCGTCCTTCTCCACCATCCACTCATGCAAAATCTCGCCCTCAGAGGCAGCCCGCAAATGGGCGCCATCCCGGTAACGATCCGTGGCACGGAGCCGAACGGCGTCCCGCATGTTCTCGAACGGCGTCTCCGGCTCCCCCGCCGTCGAAATCCCGATGATCTGGGCGTCCCGCTTCCGCAACTTGCCAGCCCACAACTCCCACAACCGCATGTCCGGATGGCGGTGCAACTCGTCCAACAGCGCGTACGGGTACGGGATCACACCGTCGCCCGTCTTCGGGTCGTGGGCAAACACCTCAAGGCCGATGCCGCCACGGATTTTCGACTCAATCCGCAAATAGCCGCCATACACCCGAAACCGGTCCTTCATCCCCGGTGTCCGCTGCACAAACCCGCCGGCCTGGTCGTGGATGATCCTCGCCTGTTTCGCCCCAGCCGCCCCAATCGGAATCCACGGACTGATGCTGTAGTCGCACCCGTACAGCGCAACCAAACTGGTCAGCGTGGATTTGCCGTTCCCCTCCGGGATGATCCACAGATTCCGCCTGTAGCCAGAGAAAAGGTCTTCGACAAGCTCCAGCTGCCAACTTTCGCAACCACGGCGCTCCCCATCGTCAAACACCATCAGGTCCGTGTAGGCCCGAAAGTGGTCGACCGAAAACCAGGCGCTAGCCGGTCTGGCGGCTGTTGCGTCTCGGGGCAAGCTCGTCCCGGTCCAAATCCGCGAAAGCATCCACCGGCTTCTCGCCAACACCGATCTCCCGCAAAGTCTTGATCGCCGCAATCCGAGCGGCCGCGTTCCCACCATCCCGAGCGATCTCCTCGAGAATGTCCACCATCTCCTGCTCCGTAAGGGTCGCCTCAGCCATCAGACTAGGAAAAACGCTTTTCCTTGAGCCGACT